TCATGATATATTTTGCAAAAGAAATTATTGAAGATGAATACAACACACGTCTTAAGAATCTTAAGAACACTACAGATTTAGAAGTAGCATCTTGGGAAATTCAAAAGCATGAAGCAAGAGAATGGTTAGAAAATAAAGGACTAGGTGGTAGTAAAACTCCTTTCTTAGATTACCTATCTGCTGAAAGACATATTGACAAAGATACTCTTTCTGCTAAGATACTTGCAAATGCAGAAGCATGGGAAGATAAACTCTCCACAATGCTTGTAGAGTATCAAATCCTAATAAAGAAATTTGAAAGTTGCACTGAAATTTGGGACCTAAATATATTATATGAAGATCACATTGGTATCATGTTGCCTCAAAAGCAAGCGATTGAGATGGGCAGAACAAAATCTGATACTGACTGGGATCGCAAACCAGAGTATGAGGTAGAACCCTATGTCTTTAAATTCTAATGCTGATTTTTCAGATATAATTGCAGACGTTAAAAATATAATAAGTTCAGACACAAACGAAATACATTTATCAAAGTCATTTGTAGACGAGTTCGCACTCACTAAGAAAGACTTTGATACTTTGTCTGCGTCTATGCGTTTTGATAGTGGGATGACCAGATATCAATGCGAACATTTTGTTGCAGACTCAGCGGGTATAACTCCATGGAGAAAAGTTCGTCAAGCATTGATGGAACTAGAGACTAGATATCATGCATACATGGAGAATAGAAATAGTCTTAGAAAGGCAGAGATTCTTAGAAAAAGATTGAACAGGGATATGCCATTGCTTCCTGACGAACTTGATAGAGAGTTGATGCAAATAGACATGGAGAAAAATGATTATGATATTGGTATTTGGAAAAGAAAACTCAGACAGTCTGAGTTAGAACTTAAATACTTCTTAGAAATTGTTGACAAATATGTTGACGAAGAAAATGGTTATCCTCTAGAGTATTTTTTAACAGAACACGAACACGAAGAAAAAATGTATTGGATTGCTCGTATGGGCAAGCAAGCAGCAATGGATATCATTTCTTATGGTAGAATTGGTTCTGGTAACATGACCTCTATCATGGACATGGCAGAAGAAGATCAAGTAGAAGCACTTGGTATTGCTGTCAAATACTCTGGTATGATTGGTGGTGGTATTGACAAACTAAATAAAATGATAGCACCGCAACTACAAGCACAGTTGTCACAGGAAGGTATAGTAATGCCTAAACTGTCAGACCATAAATATAGTGGACAGGGTGAAAACCAATACAAATTACAAGGGGAAAATGGATAGATTTTTTAATCCAACAAGTAGACATCTTGATCTATTGCCTGTAATTCATCACGCTATATGGCAAAGGTATGAATTAGGGGATACAAGTGGCGACACTGTTACATATCCACAATTGGATCAAGTAAAGTTGGAACAATTAGCAGAAGCACACAAGAATATCTTAGTAGATAAGCCTGGTGAAGAACATTTATATATGGAAGCAGTGATCGTAGACTATGGCAAGTTTCTCTCTACCCCTTAATACTAAATTACCTGAGGATTTTGTAGTAAACCAATTTATTCCTTTTCTACAAGAACATAAGGAATATATCTACGATATCTATTTTACTTGTCGTATGCCACCCTTCATTCAAGATGCGATGGGTGACGTAATTGATGGTGACATCAGAGAGACAACTTTAAATGCTTTGTTTGTATCACAGGAGACTGGGATACCTTTGTCTGCAACATTTAATAATATCCAAGTTCCACCTACACAAGAGAACTTGGATATTTTTATTGAGAATTTTAGATTCTTGTATGACAATGGTGTTCGTATAGTTACCTTACCACATACAACATGGATGTTAACTGGACAGATACAGAGAGAGTTTCCAGAATTAAAAGTAAAGAATACTATACTTAGAGAAGTTACTAGACCAAATGAAATTGTAAATCTTGCAAAGGCAGGATTCTATTATATCAATCTAGATAGAGATCTTATGCGTGATAGAGATTCTCTACTTAGAATTAAGAAAGCAAAAGAATATTGTGCATCTATAGGTAAACCTGTCAAGATATCATTACTTTCTAATGAGTGGTGTTGGGGCGGATGCCCGATCATGCCAGAGCATTACCATTATAATATGGTAAGGGAGAAAGATAATCCACAATATTTTAATGATAGTATCAGTAGAGTATCTTGTTCTACATGGGATGAGAAAGATCCTGCTGCGTCATTAAAAGCAGCAACTATATCTCCATGGAGAAAAGACTGGGAAGAATTTATTGATCTTGGTATAGATGTATTCAAGATGCATGGTAGAGAAAATGCTATGCGTCTCTATGAGAGCATGTCTATTATTAATAGATGGAAAACTAACGAAGAACTTTTACATCCACAGTTCAATGAATATATTGAAGATGTTTCTTTAGAAGAGAGACCTATTGATATATGGCGAGAGAAAATTAAAAATTGTAAATTTGATTGTTGGGATTGTAATTACTGTGATTCTGTTGTTCAATCTAGAATGAAAAAGAACGACAGACATTTTGATGATGATATTAAATTGGTATTAGAATCTATTGATAAGGCAGCAAGGAGAGAAAGTAATTTTGTAGAGGAGGGATATAAGTATGAAGGTTTGTCATCTAATATAGTGAGACATTTTTTAAATAATTTATTATCTAAACCTGATGCAATCTACATGGAGTTAGGAGTTCATGCTGGTAGTACCTTCTATGCTGCTACTATGAATAGAGATGTAGAATCATTTGCTATAGATAATTATTCTGAGAAAGAAATATCACCTTTTAGAGATGAGGTAGAGGTAGAAGGATATCAAGATCCTAAGAAAACATTCTGGGCAGGACTACAAGAGAAACAATATTTTTGTGCTAAGTCAATCCAAGATCTAACTCCTAGAGATATACACAAACAACCTAATGTAATTTTCTATGACGCAGATCATGATCCACAAGCTCAGTATGATAATCTTACATTCTTAATTCCTGCACTTGCAGATAAGTTTATTCTTGTTGTTGACGATGCAAACTTTATGGGTGTTGTACAATCATCTGAGTTCTGGATAAAAGAACATAAACTTAATTTATTATTTGAGAGAAAAATACTAACTAAAGTTCCAGAAGATCCTAATGGTTGGTGGAATGGTATACATGTTATGGTATTACAAAAATGAATTCATTTAAACATCAGTATATGGTGGTTCATCTTGATGATGATTTCTTTCCACAATTAGAAAAAGCAATTGAACCATATCAAGATTATGAATCAGGTAAGACAGATCAATGGGATGGTAACAAATATCAAGCACAAGATAATAAAGATAGAAGTTCAAAGTTATGTTGGATAGATGATGATGAAGTCTATGCAATGATGGATGGTCTTGTGCATTTTGCTAATACAAAATGTGGTTGGAATTTAGATGTAAATTTTATAGAACCTCTACAACGCACAAAATATGATGTGGGTGATTTCTATGATTGGCATTGTGATGAGATGGGTTGGACAAGAGGTAAGAGACCTGAGGATAGGATACGTAAAATAAGTTTTACAGTTCTTTTAAATGATGATTTTGAGGGTGGTGAATTTGAGATACAGACAACTGAGAAAAATGTGGTACAATTAAAGAAGAAGGATGTAATAATATTTCATGCTGATACTCCACACAGAGTCAAACCAGTAACTAAAGGTGTTAGACATTCTCTTGTCGGATGGACACAAGGACCTCCATATAAATGAATTTTATAAAAGAATATACATTGAATGATCTTGGTATATGTGATAGTCTTATAGATCTATACAAAGCCGCTGACAAAAAAGATTTAACTTACGCTGGTCGTGTAGGTGGTGGAAGTGTTATGCCTGAGGTAAAAAAGAGTAGAGATTTTTTTATCGAAGATGCAGGTCCTCTAGGAGAACCTAGTGATTATAAGTTTGATCTATATCAAGAACAATTAAATGGATTTATTGATAGTTACTTACGATCTTTGACTATTCACAATCAAGAATTTGTAATGCAAAGACTGCCACAGATTCAATACTATAAACCTGGTGATGGTTTCTATACTTGGCATGTAGATGCATCAGGATCTGATGGGTGTGATAGAGCATTCGTATACATCACATATCTGAATGATGTTCCTAATGGAGGAACTGAATTCTTTTATCAAGAATATACTGTAGAAGCAAAGAAAGGAAAGACAGTAATTTTTCCTGCTGGATTAACACATAAACATAGGGGTGTGATATCAGAGAAACATGAAAAATATATTATAACTGGATGGCTTTGGTGGGTATGAAAATTATAAAGAACTTTTTACCTAAATCATTACTTGACGCATGTGTAGACGACTTTAGATCTAAGTTGAATACTGACTGCTGGTCTTCTAGTAACTTTGCATGGAAACCATTTTTAAGACAAGGT